GTACGCTCTAGGCGATTTGGGCGGTAATCAGTCAATCTAAGCACTTCTGTAAGAACGTCTTGGGAGTTGATGGTGACCGTCGTGTCGTTGATTGTCGCCGTCATCGTCGCACAGAGAGCGTTTAGGGGGAAGGCCGAGAGTGAGCCATCCACGCCGGGCTGGAAGAGGGGCTCGTTGATGGGGTACTGGCCGCCGACCGCCGTGTTGTTAAGGCGAACCTTGAGCTCAAGGAAAACCGTGGATGACCAGTTGACATCACGAGCAACGAAAACGTTCTCGGAAGGAGCATACACGTTATACGTGTGCTGGGACGCACTCTGGGAAATCGCTGAAAACGGGGAGTTCGTTAAACTCAAGGCTCCCTTCTCAACTGCGTATTTTGGACGCAATTGCACGATCCGATCGTCGAAGACAGCGAGCTTCTCGATGTCCGCACTCATGTTATATTAGAGGACCCGAAAATAAAAAGAGGAGGACATCATCTTTTTAGTTTTTTAGACAGAGTTTCTAAGACCGGAAATCCGTGCGACGGAACAAGAGTTTGAGCTGAACGTCTGAGCAGTTGTACATAGTAAGGGGGATGAGTTCGCCAGTGAGTCGGTACTTCCAGTAGACTTGGATGTCTATGTTGCGGATTTCATCGTGGCTGGCTTGGATGGAAGATAGCTTATACTCGGCTGTTGGCTCGTACAGACTGAAGGCACGCCATCCTTCAGCCCCTTCTGTCTGCTGGTCAACGACGAAGTCTGAGATGATGGGTTCAAAGGCCGAAGGGCTGTTTGTGGAAGCTCCAATGTTCGTACCGCCTAGGACGACTGGCTTGGACGTGTACTCGTTCTTGATGGGTAGCAACGCTGATGTGAATACGATAGCAGCACAAGGAGACCAGAGAGAATTTGTGCTGTTGTAGTCTTGCTTAGCAATCCAGTAGAGGTTCTGCTTCGTCGCCGGAATCAAGAAATATGGATTGTAGGCTGGAGGGGGGACGTTTTGGAACCCTTGTAGAAGGGGGTTGTTGTTGAGAATGTTAGTATAATTCTGGTTCGTAAAGAGAATCTCGTTGGTGTAGTCATCAACCGTGTAAGCTAATAGCCCTTGCCCTAGAGTGATGGGGGTTGAACCAGTCAATGGGAAGAAGATGTTGGTATTTGACGTCGCTCCGTAGAAGGTGTTATTAAAGTTCGTCAGAAGACCGAAGAGATTTGTGTTGAAGAAGAGACGCAGCACTGGCTGACTCATGGCCGTGGCTGGGATTGGGGGAACAAGAACGATGGGGGAGAACGCCGGAACGGACTCTTGTAGGCCAGTCTGTGTGGCCGTGCACTGGGTAGCCATGTTGAAAGCACGGCAGTCGCCGTAAATCTCAAAACGCTTCTCTGATTCATCGTACTTGATAAAGGGCAAGTCATGAGCTAGTAAGAAATCTTCAAACGTTGGGTAAGGGAAGGGAGATACTGCTAAATTTATGTTGAGAGCCGCAGAGATCCAAGCTTGCTGGAACTGGAACCAGACCGTATACATAGCATTTCTGAACGTCTCGTTGACCAAGTCGCACCAGTGCTTATACGTGTAGACCCAGTAGTAGCGGGTTGACAAGTCTTGTTTCGTCAAACCGTTCGGTGGGGCGAAAGGGACTGGAGCCACGTTAACGTTCTGAGTCTCGGGGCGGTATATGAGTGGCGTAGAGTTGGGCGTTATCGTAAAGATACGCTGGACAAGTGCACCAGTGTTGTCCATGTACGCCCACTCTCGCTGGTAGGGAATCGTCACGTTGTAAATCGTCTGATTCACATCACTCTGTGTCGCAAAAGCGAGAGAGTTGAGCTGAATGACTGGGATGAACAACGGCAAATTCTTATTGGGGCCATTCATCGCAAAGCGGATGATAGAAAAGTAATAACTTGACGCATTACGGACGATGGGGGCATCACGAGACTCGTTAAAACGGATAGCTGGGGTCTCTAGACTAGAATCACGCTGACCGCTTGACGTGATAAGAGCATTGTAGTAAATCATGTCTGAGTCGGCCCCACCATCAACAATTGACTTGTACGAGTAAGCCATCTTTCTAATTAGCATCCATATTTATTTCCCTAACGATTGGTGTGTTTCTTTAACAACAAATTCATCCGGAGTTAGGCCAGAGCGGCTTATCATCGCACGGTACTTCTGGATAGGAAGTTTGTAGTATAAAAGACGAGAGACGCAGTGTCTGCCGCATGTCTGGACACTATCGTCTAGCTTCTGGAGCTGAATCTTGTTGTAAATAACACGACATCCAGAAGACTCTAGAAGGTTCGTTAGGTCTGGCTGATTCATCCCCATAGACTCAAGTTTCCCTTTAGAAAGGGTGTCTTTCTGAGCATCTGGCTCTTCTCCGTACGGGTCAGTAAACTCTATCTGCCGTCCATCTTTGATAAGACAGCACCAATGCCCCTCTTGCTCGTTTATCTGCGGGACAAAGAGGATGGCTCTCCCGCGTCTATCGAAAAGCTCGTTGACGCTGTGCATTTTTTTAAGATCAGAATAAGTCGTGATTTTGATATCACCACCAAGTAAAGACTTAATATCGTCATCGCTTAGTGCGTATCCTTCCGCAGCCTTCTCTGCTCCAGCTGTCAATGACATCTACTATGTAGATACAGTTGGATGGGCGGGCGTTGTGTTTTCAATGTCCAGAGAGACTTCCAAGACTTTCCCGAAGCAATTTGACCGGATTCTCTTGTGGTTTATGATACCAACCACAACAGAGCCGACGGAGCTAACAATCGCTACAATACTAAGAATTGTTGTAGTATCCATTCTACATATACAAAGATTTGCCGGTTGGTTTATTCAAGACGATATATGTTTAAAATTATAGAAGGGATTGCTACGGGAGTAGTCCCACTAATGGGAACAGCAAGTGCTTGTTGCCCCACACTATTAGACCAGCACCCCACTTGTATTGTTGTTCCCGCAATTAAAGATACAATAAACTCACACGTATTGAGGGTCTGAATACTCTGATTGACAACAACAACCGTGTTTGTTTCTGGGACGGCTACTCCGCCAGCTTTGATATAGGCTTGGAAATCTCCACTCAGAAGAGCATTTCTATCAACTTGAATGCTGAATAGAACCTTGTATACACCAGCATTCATGACAACAACCCCGCTTGTAGGATATACTCCACCGACGGGCAATAAATCTCCAGTCCCAATGCTCTTACCATCATAAGTTAGAATTGTCTCCAACCCATTATTAAGTGCTTGTGTCGTGTTGCTGTAAAAAGATGCATAACTCGGGATAGGGAGGGGTGGAATATTGGCTTCCAGTTCAATGTCGGGTCCAGTTGGGGTAATAGTAATAGTATTAAGAGGGCTTGTTAGACTAACGGAACTAGTCAAACCATTCAGTTGGGTTACAGTTGTGGGGTAAGTAACAGACGCATCAATCTGCCCCGTAGAAGGGGTTGGTGTTGTGAAAGTTACTGAGCCATCGGCTGAAACAAGTGTAAGAATTCCAGCATTGTCCCCACTGTCAAGTCCATTCAATGATGTAATACCACCCCCACCACCTCCATTCGGTATGTTAACCCACGAAGCAGATGGGACAGACGGGTCAGCACCGCCAGTTAGAGTAGTGATGACTAGAACGTAAGCTAGAGAGTCAATCGGTGATACAACAAAGTCAGCGTATAAATAGGAGCTAGACACAGACCAAATTCCAGCGTACTTCAAGACACCAGATGGGATGGACATTCTATTATACCAAGACTTTAATAACTGACAGACTAGCGAGTTCTGCAGTTGAATCTACGATTGTCGCTGTTGTACGACCCCATAGAGAATAGTAATACGTTCCAGCACTTCCGGGCGTATCTACAACATAAGCATTAGCTGTTACTCTTGATGAAGACTCTTGAGTAGCCCACATAGAAAGTCCGGGCCCAGCTATACTATTTGTAAGAGCTGCTGCTCTATCGGTCAAGTTGATTGAATTAGCTGCTGTTGGAGAAGATGTTGAGCGTGCAATCGTCATGTAGAATGGTGCTGAAGCATTTGCAACAGCTACATACGTAGCCATAATAAGCAATTTAGCGGTTGAACTTGTTATAGTTATTACTTGAGTTGTGATTAGGGTATTAGTTGATGGAGATATTGCTACATTTGGATCAGCATATTCACCACCCGCTAGCCAAACAGCTGGTCCAGTCGCTCCAGTCAGTCCCGTTGGTCCAGTCGCTCCAGTCGGTCCCGTTGGTCCAGTCGCACCCCCACCTCCCCCATTTGGTATGTTAACCCACGAAGCAGATGGAATAGAAGGGTCAGCACCGCCAGTTAGAGATGGGATGACTAGAACATAAGCTAGAGCGTCAATTGGTGATACAACAAAGTCAGCATACAAGTAGGAATTAGTTACTGACCATATTCCACTATATTTTAAAACACCAGAAGGTATTGACATTCTATTATGTGTATCCACAATAGATGGACGCTGTAAGAGCGAAAAGCTTTCCAGCGAATTATTCGGAGAGGGTCTTGGAAGTCATTAATGCTCTCTCGATGACTGGTCTGAAGGGCGTTGAAGTTTTGGGGTCGGCTTCCATCCGCTCAAACCTCTACGCTGGCGATTACGACATCATGAACAAAGTCAAGCTACCATCTACTGCCGCAGTTGCTGCAGCTGTCAAAGACGTCGTTGCCCGGCTTCTACGTCTTCCAGAGTGTTATATTGGAGACATCAAGTGTGGAACTATCGCCGAATGGGACCCCTTCAGACCAGACGCTTACACAGAGAAGAATAAGATAGTTAATTTTAATATAAAAGAGTCTCAAAGCATCATTGACCGTATCCCCCAGAACGCTTTGTCGCAGAACGAACGCCAGAGAGCTTTACAGCTACTAGAAAAGGCTACTACCCCTTGGGGATTCTTGGAAGCGAGAAAAGAGATTCGTTTTCATATTCTACGATGGAAACCCGACCAGATACAAGCCGGCCGCATGATTTATCGGGGTCTTAGTATAAGTCTTGAAGACGCCGTTAAGACTGGTGGAATGATAAAGGTAGACGCTGTTTGCGTAGTAAGTGATAGATACACGGAGTTCTCTATGATTTATGACGTGTACGTAGGCAAAAAGCGATTAACCCCAGCCACTCAGAACCTTATCCTTGCTTTATCAGAAGATATCTCTTACTTTATCAAGAATGACCCCTTCAAAGCCCTAAAACGTTTATTCTCTCTCACGAAAGCCACTGGGAAGTATGAAGCTGCTACCGTTCTTGTCCCGATTTTGAATTCGGATCTTGGCCGTTTGTATCAAATCATAGGGGACCTAAAGACACTTAAGGATATGCTTGAGCGTCCATCCCCCCCTTCTGCTGACATACGGACGCAGATAGACCAGATAAAGTCTCGTATGGGCAACATATACAATCTAAAAGCCTTTTTAGATAAAGAGCACGATATTATAGGCGAAATCAACACTATTTTAAAGACGCCAGCTTCTGCTATCGTCGGTAAATTAGTCAAGCTAATCACGAAATTGAGTGTAATTTTGAACACAGCTACTGAAACAATGTTGAAGAAGCTCGGAAAAATGATACAAAATGAGCGGTAATAATCGTCTCGGCGAGGCCAAAAAAGTGTGTTTTACCACCCTTTTTTACCCTTTTTGATTAGTGTTTGGCGATTTGTTAAAAATCTTAGCCCTAATTATAGAATGCCTACCCTTTCCTTTGAGCCCGGCAAGGATGGAAGAGCCGTCGCAATCGTCCGTGGTGGGGAAGAATCTTCATCTTTGCTTTATTTACACGAAGCGGACATCCGAAACACAAGAAAGGGGCCTATCAATGCGAATGAGTATGCTACAGAGCTGCGGTCTATCAAGCCTACCGAACGCATCAAGCTTCTAGCACGGCTGGAGGAGGCTAGAGACAAGGGGTTGGAGCCAGACCAGCTCATCGGTGAGTCGGCGATTGGTAAGCAGCTCTACGAACGTGTACTGGCCGACGCTACGGCATCAAAGGACATCGTGCTTGACAGCGGGGAGTTTGAGCTGCTACCATCACCCGACCCAAAGAAGCGAGAGGTTTGGTACATCGCTGGAGCGTCTGGAAGCGGTAAGTCTTACATCGCTAAGGGGCTGGGCGAGTACTACCAGAAGCTTTTCCCAGACAGAAAGGTCTACTTGTTCAGCAAGCTGACCGAAGACGCTGGAACGCTTGACAAGATGAAGCCAAAGGCTCTACGAGTCAACATAGAGTCTCTCATCTCGGACTATCCAGACTTGGACGAGTTCAAGAACTGTATGGTCATCTTTGACGATTATGATACATTCACGGGGCCGGCTGAGAAGGTGGTTCATAAGCTGATTGACGATTTGGCCACGATGGGACGCCACACTAACACGTCTATGTTGTGTCTCTCTCACTACTTGACCAACTACAAGAAGACCCGTCTCCTTTTGAACGAAGCCACCCACATCGTAGTCTATCCAATGGCGACGAGTTTCCACGCTCTTAACTACTTGCTCAAGACGCACGTTGGAATGACCAAAGACGACATCCGAGATCTCCGCAAGAATGGGAGATGGACAGTCATCTACAAGCACTTTCCCCAGTACATGGTGTCATCTCATGCTGCTAGAATGCTCATCCGATAATCCCCCCCCTTTTTGGGGAGTGTGATGAGTGTGATGAGTTCAACTCGCCACCCGAGTCCTTATAATAAAAAAAAAAGGGGGAGGGTAAAAAATCCCCCCCTTTTTTTCCGATTTATTCTGAACGGATTCAAAACAACTCATCACACTCATCACTGAGTTGTAAAAATAGAGAAATAAAAAAAAGAGATGACGTATCGTGTCATGTGATGAGTGATGAGTTGAGTGTGATGAGTTGGGGCAACTCGTCACGGATTTTGGGGGGCGAATCGGAAAAAAAGGGGGGGTTATTTTGAGTCAGTAGAATCTTGGATGCCGTTCTGGCTTTTAAAATCGGCTACTATCCTCTCAATGAATTGTGTAGAAGCTGTACCATAGGTTCTACAGATTTCCCCGTGTATATCACTCGATAAGAACGATTTTGGAAGGCATTCACCGGCGACACGATTCTCCATGTACCGATTGAACCAAGCGGTTGCAGCAGCTCCAATCGTTGCTCCAGACCCCTTCAGAATCTTCTTAGCAGCTCCCCCACTTATTGGCTGCTTTGGCTTCACGAACTTGTCTTCCTTATCCTTGGCGATCCTCTGGTCTTTTGAGAGGGGCGAGCCAGTGTTCATCTTCTTTACCAAAAGAAAAAATCTCATCTGTAAATATATGGCGGCTTCAGACTTTGTTTCCAACCTTCACACCCACCTAATGAAAGAGAAGAGTGTGGTTGCTTCTACGGCGGATTCTTATATCCGGACGCTCATTGTTTTGAATGATAAGGTTCCCTTCAAGAACCTATCGTTTTTGAAGAAGAAGGATGTTATTATGGCGAAGCTTGCGGAGTACGCTGTAAGCACTCAGAAGTCGGTTCTGGCCATGATAGTCTCTGTTCTATCGCTTTTTCAGTCAAAGCCGACCTACAAGTCAACGTTCGCTTTTTACCACGATAAGATGGTTGAGGCGATGAAGGAGGCCCGAGAATCTGAGACGAGCGAGAAGACCGACAAGCAGAAGACGAACTGGATAGACTGGAAGGATGTTAAGAAGATATCAGACGATGCTTATGCGAAGGTAAAAGAACTCAGTACAAAGAAAATGCTAACAACAAAGGAGGCCGACCATCTTCTGAACACGATGGTGCTCTCCCTCTACACTTGTGTGCCTCCAAGACGCAACCAAGACTACCTTGACATGCTTGTCGTCAAGAAGTGGGACGAGAAGATGGATAAGTCTCACAACTACCTAGATTTGGCCGATAGTCAGTTTGTCTTTAACAAGTACAAGACAGCCAAGAAGTATGGTACGCAGATTGTCAAGATTCCCAACGACGAAGAGAACCCCCTCATGGATACTTTAGCCGCTTATCTGAAGCACAATCCCTTCTACAAATCAATGAAGGGTAAGAACCCCGCTCCAATTCCCTTCCTAGTCTCATCAGATGGTACTCCGTTCGTGGCTGCGAACAGTATTACTCGCATTCTCAATAAGATTTTTGGAAAGAAGGTAGGCTCTAGTATGCTTCGCCACATTTTCATTACCAACAAGTACGGAACGGTAAAGGGAGATATGGAGGCCGATGCGACTGCTATGGGGCATTCGGTAGCAGAGCAACAGAATACATATAATTTGCCGAACTAATGTTACGATTTAAACACATTATACCATATAGATATACAGACAGAACATAATGGATTATGCTCTAGAGATAAAAAAACTACGCTTTCAATCCAAAGTCAATAAGACAGATTCTTGTTGGCTTTGGACTGGTTATAAATCTGAAGCTGGATACGGTTATTTTAGAGCAGATAAGCAAAGATTAGCACACAGAGTTGCATGGTTTTACGAACATAAATCATACCCTACTGGTGTTCTACGTCATACTTGCGACAATCCTCCGTGCGTTAATCCAGCACATCTATTAGACGGCACTCAACAAGATAATATGGACGACATGAAAGCTAAGGGAAGAGGAAAAGCACCGAAGGGAGAAAATAATGGTCAGTCAAAACTAACTAATGCCCAAGTTATAGAACTGCGTAAGGAGCATATTTTGACAAAAATCTCTGCTGCTGAGATGGCTAGAAGGCTTGGTATGACACAAGGTTGCGTATACAGAATGTTACACGGTCAGACGTATTCGTCTGTATAAATTGCGTTCTTATATTCGCACAGAGTAGATGGGCTGGTTAGATGCTCTAAGAAATTATTACTACAAGAAAAGTTCTCGTCGTAATAGTTGGCCTATAACTAGCAGACAGCGATTAGAGTTTAATTACTACAGTAAAAACAACTTTGGTTATGCTTCTATGTGGGAGAGAGTTGACGATCTTCCGCTCCAAATGAGACAACTACTGGACCATTGACGATTTTAAAGACTGGCTTCTCTACCTTTGGCTTGACCGTCCGGGGCTTGTGCTTTTTTGGTTCCATTCTGATTTGGTACTACATTTTTAATGGCCTCATCTTTACGCATAAATACAACAAGTATATCTCCAATACTATTGCTTCTAATCGCTTCAAACTCTCCCAAGATGTTCTTTTCAGAGTATCTTGGTATAGTGTATGTGATATGAGTTTTAGAAACATCCACATGAATCTGTCTAAGACAAGACCAAAGTTGCCGGAGCATCTACCCGTAAAAATGTTTTTATTCTGCGTAATAATCTTCCGGCATTTTTCTTTGGTCTAGTAGAATGGTCGCCACATTTGCCCAAGATTACTCGTTCGGCATTGATTCAGAAATCGCTAATCACAAGTTAATTGAAAAGATTTTAAAGACTCCACTTACACGTAAGGGTGGTAAGGCTATATACGATTTTGTCAATGAGAAAGCAACAGTACATGCTGATTTGAAGACAAGACGTATCAGACATAACGATTATCCAACGGCTCTTATTGGTGCTAATAAGGTTGAATACGCGGATCAGAATACTAACTCCGACTACTGGTTCATATACAAGTATTTGGATGGTGTGTATAGCATCAAATATGAGAAGAAGTTGTTCGATACGTTTGAGAAACGTCTATTTGAGCGTTCATCTCGTTCCGATAACAATGCTGGCCCCCAACTCTGCTATTTTATTCCTCATTCAGCACTAACGAACTGTACGCCATAAAAAAGCTAGTATACAGTATACAGAATGGCTCGCCTAGCTCGCAGAGGTTTAGCGGATATGCGTGCACTTGAAGAAGAAGCTGCCCGTGTAACAATGCGTGGTCGTGGTAAATTTATTGGTGCTGGTGGCGTTCCATCAATGGGTCTTTCTCAGTATGTAGGGGGTGGACACGATGACGATTCGTCTTCCGACGATGAAGAATGTCGTATGTGCGGCGGTAAGAAAGGCGGCCTAG